TAGATCTAATATGTTGATCTACTTATACTTTAAAGGAATAACAGTTATAACAAAATTATCTATTAAATAATTAAAATAATGCTTGCATTTAGAATTTATTTAGGTATAATAATAATTGTGGTAAGGGTAATTTAATTAATAAACAAGGAGAAATAAAATGCCTAGATTTCATGTCACAGCAACAGTAACATACTCGATTGATATTGAAGCAGAGAGTTACCAGGATGCAAGAGATGCTGCTCGATATGCTGACTTTGATATTGTGTCAGATCATGATGAGGAGTGGGATCACAACTTAATAGACTTGAGTGTAGATGAATTACAACAACCATTTAGAATAGGAGATAAAGATGTTGACTAAGAATACCTGGCTTGATATATTACTGATTGTCTTAGCTTGCACTCACATTTGCATTATGACTTATATGCTGCTAGGATTATGGAACCAAATAAACTAAAGGAGAGTAAGATGTATAGTATTTTAGTAGACAACTTTTTAGAGACAACAACCACAACAGTAGAACACGCTCAGTCACTAGCTCAGGATTACTTGGAGGAGTTTGGTTACGGTGCTGATGTCAAGGTAGTGTTCGAGGAAGAGTATGCTTAGATATGTCAACAACACGATACTGGTTGTCTTTGCAAGTTGGATACTGTCAGTAATCTACATCTCAGTGTTTGGGGAGATCGTTGTAAATAAAAGTAGCAAAGAGGAGTTTATTATGTTATTGTTACCATTGCAGTTAATCATCACTATAAGGAGTATTATGAATGTTAGATCCAAAAAATAAAACACCATTCCAATGCGGTCAGGAGGATTCATTCTTCAACCGGGAGCTTAACCCAAGAATGATCGAGGATGGTGTAGAGTTTTTGCTCAAGGAGAAAGAAATGATATTACAATACGTTAACGGTTTTATTGATTCAGAGGAGTTCTACAATGGTTGTTGAGTTACTAGATCATATGGGATCTGACCTAACGGTAGTTAATGCAGCTAGGGTCAGTTTTAATAAACAACACATGAAGGTGGAGAAAGGAGATTATAGCTTAATAAAGTACCTGGCAAAGCATCACCACTGGTCACCATTTGCGCACTGCTTTGTGCAATTTAGAATCAAAGCTCCTATCTTTGTTGCAAGACAGCTTGGGAAGCATCAGGTGGGTCTGTGCTGGAATGAAATAAGTAGAAGGTATGTCAACTATGACCCAGAGTTCTGGACGGCTCAGGAGGGCTTTAGAGCCGTTACAGCAGATAAGAAGCAAGGGTCTGGTGGTCTATCACCGTTTAACCAAGAAGCTAAGGACATTCAGAACAGGATACACCGCTCTTGTCTCGCAGCATATCAAGACATGTTAAAGATAGGTATATGTGAGGAACAAGCCAGGACTGTTCTACCGCAGTCAATGATGACCGAGTGGTTTTGGTCTGGTAGTTTATTCTCTTTTTCAAGAGTATGTAATTTAAGAATGTCTGAGGATTCACAGAAAGAAACTAAAGAAATAGCTGTACAAATAGATAAAGAGTGTGCTAAACTTTATCCACACTCTTGGAAAGCACTTACTTTTAATTACGAAATAGGAGAAGGATAAATGTTTGAGATAGAACATACTGATGTATTTAAGACCATTAAAAACCATTTGATTAATGAAAAAGGATTAGAATCATGCGATGTATTTCATGCGACTCGTTACTTACAGAATTTGAATCAACAAGAAGATCAGGAAGAACAAATGAATTTCTTGACATCTGCTCCAGATGCTTGTACGATGTCGAAGACGATATAACAGTAATTGATCGTTTAGATTTAAAACATGCTTCAGACGAGATGTATCACGGTGTCGAAGAGCTTGACTTTGGTAGTTTAACTTTTACAAATGATTTTAAAGAGGAGTTTGAATAATGGATGACGAATATTATGATAGAGATGGACATGACGATGGTCAGTTCTTTGCAGATACCGAGGAAGAAGCTCATTTTTTCTCTGTTATTTATGACTTCATTGAATTGATGGATATCTATTCACCTGAGTTAGTTATGAAGTGCGTGGATAAGATAAAACAGAAAGAAGAAGTTACTCTTAATAGTATTAATTAGTTATTTATTATTATATGGTTATAAGTTCTAATAAGATCTTATAAGAACTAATTAGTTAGGGTATTACTTTTATAAGGATTTGTCAATGGGTACACAATTAAAAGCGCATCAACCGTGTTCTTGTGGATCGTCAGATGGACGGACGTACTACGATTGGGGTTGGTTGTGCTATGTCTGTAAGGAAAGCCACTCAGAGGCTCACCACAAGGACGGAAAGGTAAACATGAGTAATGTATCAAATATTCAAAAGAAAGCCAGCACAGCGTCTTTTAAGCCTCCTGGAGAGGATGCTATGGCTCGTTCCATAACTGAAAGAGGTATATCAAGAGCAACTTGTGAAACTTTTGGTGTTGTTTCTGACGGTAATGAGTACTGGTTTCCATACACAAATGCTGATGATAAGGTTGTTGCTTACAAGAAACGTGGGGTGAAAGAAAAGAGATTTTCCATCACAGGTAACTGGAAAGAAGCTAGGTTATTTGGTCAGAATCTTTTTTCTAAGGGATCGTCACGCTTTGTGACTTTGGTAGAGGGCGAGGGTGATTGCTTAGCAGCCTATCAAATGATGGGTAGTAAATATGCGTGTGTCTCTATTCGTAATGGCGCGGCTAGTGCAATTACAGACGCTCAGACTCATTATGAGTGGCTTGATAGCTTTGAGAACATTGTCGTTTGTATGGACAACGATGATCAAGGTAAAGCAGCAGCTAAACAGTTAGCTGAGTTGTTCGGTGCTAAGGTTAAGATCGTTAAGTTCCCTGACAACATGAAAGATGCTTGTGACTTTCTTGCACAACAAGAAGAGAAAAAGTTTCTTGAGTGTTGGTGGGCGGCAGAGCGTTTTGTCCCAGACGGTATTGTTGACGGTTCGTCTCTCTGGGATGAGGTATCTAAACCGATAGAGAAAAGTCTAGTTGATTATCCTTTTGCTGGTATCAATAAACTAACTTACGGTGTCAGAGATAGCGAGTTAGTGACAATCACTGCTGGTTCAGGTTTAGGTAAATCTCAGTTTGTCAGAGAGGTAGTTTATCATGTGTTAAACAACACTGAAGACAATATAGGCTTAATGTTTTTAGAAGAGTCAACTAAGAAAACAGCTAGGTCTTTAATGTCGTTACATGCTAACAAACCTTTACACTTACCTGATGTTGAGTGTGATCCTGAGTTGTTACGTGAATCCTTCGATGCTACATTAGGAACAGGCAGGTTGTTTCTTTTTGACCATTTTGGTTCTACCAGCACTGATAACATTTTGAGTCGTGTGAAATATATGGCTAAAGCCTTGAAGACTCGTTATGTGTTTTTAGATCACATAAGTATAGTAATTTCTGCACAAGGTGAGGGAGATGAACGTAAAGCAATAGACGAGATAATGACTAGGCTTAGAATGCTTTGTCAAGAAACTGGTATTTGTTTGTTTATTGTTTCTCATCTTAAACGTCCTGAAGGTAAGGGACACGAGGAAGGCACTGCCACATCTTTGTCACAATTGCGCGGCTCTGGCTCTATCGCTCAGTTGAGTGATATTGTAATAGGACTAGAACGTAATGGTCAGCACGAAGACCCTATGGAACGTCACACTACCCATGTCCGAATACTAAAGAACAGGTTTTCTGGACTTACCGGACCTGCTGGGCGGTTGCTGTATGACTTAGAATATGGTAGAATGGTGCAACGCCACGATGAGGATGAATTATGAGAGAAATAATTATAGATGTTGAAACTAATAGTACAGCTACTCATATCTGGTGTGCTGTTACTAAAGACTTAGAGACTAAGGAGGTTAATGTATGGACGGAAGCAGAAAAATTACAAAGTTATCTGGCAGAAGAAAGTATCTTGATTGGTCACAACATCGTAGGCTTCGATGCTCCAGTATTGAAGAAGCAGTGGAATTTGAATATCGACATACACCAGTTAAAAGATACACTCGTAATGTCAAGATTATTAAATCCAATACTCGAAAATGGTCATTCATTAAGAGCTTGGGGTCAACGACTGGGAAACTATAAAGATGATTTTAAAGACTTTGATGGTGGTCTTACAGAAGAGATGGTCAGCTATTGTAAACAAGATGTTTCCGTTACCGAAGCATTATATAAGCGTCTTAGCAATGATCTATTGGATTGGGGTGACTCAGTTTCTATCGAACATAAAGCGGCTATTCAAGTTAAGCAACAGGAAGAAAACGGATTCAAGCTTGATGTTAAGAAAGCAATCTTCCTTCTTGTTGACTGGAGGAAGAGACTGGCAGAAATTGAGGAAGAACTACAAGAAGTTTTCAAACCTATTGTAACTGTACGTTTTAGTGAGAAGACTGGTAAACGTCTTAAAGATAAAGTAGAAGTTTTTAACCCAGGTTCACGCAAGCAGATAGCAGAACGTCTGATGGTCATGGGTTGGAAGCCGACTAAACACACAGAGAAAGGATCGGTGATCGTTGATGAGAAAGTATTACAAACTATTGACTTACCTGAAGCTAAACTCATTGCAGAATACTTACTCATTCAGAAACGGGTGGCTCAAGTTGAATCATGGATTGACCATGCTGATAACTCCGACAGGGTTCACTGTAAGATCATCACCAACGGAGCAGTGACAGGTAGGATGACTCATTCTAAACCTAATCTTGCACAGGTTCCTCGTGTTGGTAATCCGTTTGGTAAGGAGTGTCGTGAGTGTTGGACAGTAGAGGATGGTAATGTACTGGTAGGTATAGATGCTAGTGGTCTTGAGTTGCGTATGCTTGCACACTACATGCGTGACGAGGAGTACACCAACGAGATACTGAGTGGTGACATTCATACTAAGAACATGAAAGCAGCAGGTCT